ATGAAGAATGGATCAAGAAAGGTAAGTTACACGCTGTAGGTAGATACCAGATCATTGGTCCAACATTATCAAGTTTGGTTAATAAAGGTATTGTAAGTAAGAGTGATAAGTTTAATGAGGCAACACAGAACAAACTAGGTATTGCACTGGTCAAAGGTCGTGGCAATGATCCTGCTGCACTTCAGCAAGAATGGATCGGACTGCAAAAAGCAAGCACACAAGATATTGCAGCAGCGATTCAAGCAGGTGGTGATACAACCAGTGGTGGACATGCTTCTGTAGGTGGCAGAATTAAACCTGCAGGTGGTGCTCAAACACCTCCTGGTAGTAGTGCAGGTGGTGCTGGAGGAAATGAAGCAGCTAAGATTATATTGGGTGGCACTACTCAAGTAACATCAGGGACTGGAAAGCCTAACTATAACAGAGTAAGTTCAAAGAATCTTCCTGAACAAGCAATTGCCAGAACTGCTAGAGGTAGTGGTAGTGCTATGACTGATGCAACTAAAGAACGTAATGATGCTCGCCAAAAGATTAGTGACAAGACTCAATCTATGATGAACGAAGTAATATCGAAAGTGAGTGCAGCAAATAACTTTAACGCTCAAGCAATCAAACAAGCACAAGCAGGTGTTCAGCAAGCAGCACAGCAAGGTGGCGGTGGTGGTCAACAACAGATGATGCCTTCTGGTGGTAAACCTAAAGAATCTTCTGCTTCCAAACTTGGTTCCCAGATTAATCCCCTCAAGCAATTATTAAGATGACAATACAAAGAAGTAACCCAGGGGACATTGAATTATCAGTTCAGGTTTTCCGAGACGGTCAAAAATTAGAAACTAAGCAAGGTGAATATGAGATTAGAGAGTTCGTTCAGCAACTCGATATCTTTGAAAGTGTAACGTCTGCGACTATTGAGATGCAGATGGTAATCAATGACTCTGCAGGTTTGATTGGTGCTATGACTGGATCTGAACTTTTTAGAGTTCAAATTCAAGGTACAGTTATTGATAGAACATACTCTATGCGTTGTTATAACATTGAGTCACGTTCTAGAACAAACCAGGATTCTGATACTTACATTCTCAACCTCTGTTCTGATGAGTTTCTAAAGAATGAAGCAGTAAACATATTTGGTAATACAAAAGTAGTATTTAAAGATAAGACAGAAACTTCTCAGATTGTCAAGAAGATCTTAGAAGATAAGAAGTACATGCAAACCAGAAAAAAGGTATTTGCAGAAGAGACTTTGAACAAGCATCAGTTTGTCATTCCAAACTGGAGACCTTTTGATACCTTATATTGGATGGCAGAAAGATCTGTTCGTAAGGCACAGTCTGGTACTATTCAGAATGGTTTTGCTTTCTACGAAAACTCAATCGGATATCATTTCAAGTCCTTGGATAAAATGATTGAAGATATTAATTCGATGAGTGAAGAGCAAGATACTGATTTCAATACAGGTAAAACAAAGTTATATGACTATCTGCAGTCACCAAAAGGTGCTGAGGCACCAGAGAGTGCATCAACAGATCAATTTAAGATCACAACACTAACTTTTCCAGAAGAGAAAAACTTCTTGATGGGTTTACGTCATGGTACTTGGTCTGGGTATAGCGTTGGATTTGATCCAGCAAATATGTCTCAGAGTAAATGGGGTGCAAGTAAAGATATGCAGGTTGATGCTTACCAGTATAGCATGAATGAACTGTGGGACAAGATGGCACACCTCAAAGATAGTGGTAATAACAACCCTATTAAGAATATGGATAAGGGAACGCAGCAACTATTACAATTCCCTAAGAGAGTTCGCTACGCTATTCTTCCTAACCAAAACTTTGATCCTAAGTATCAGAGCAATCCTCAGAAGAACTATGAACAGATTGTAGAACTTCAGGCATATCAATGGATGAGAATTGAATCTCTGAAGACTATTCAGGTTCAAGTCACTGTACCTGGAAACCTTGACCTCTATGTTGGTTCTGGAGTTAAGATTACTATGGCATCAACCAGAAAGCAAGGTAAGAAACCTGAACGTGATGAAAGATATAGTGGAAGATATTTGATTGCTTCGTTGACGCAGAGCATTAGAGGCAATAGTATGACTACGGAAATGCTTCTTATGAAGGATTCCACCGTATAATAAATAGTAATGTCATAGGAGGTACTATGGAAAGTATCGAACAACATATCGCAAAAGACAAAGAAATCTTACAAGATCCAACAACATCACCGCAACAGAGACGCCACGTCGAGGGCGAATTGCACGAGTTAGAAGAATACGTTCAGCATCACAAGAAAGAAATCGAAGCAGGCGACCATCATGATCCAACTTACTTAGAGTTGTTTTGTGATCAGAATCCATCAGAACCTGAGTGCCTGATTTACGACGACTGACTTGACAAGAGGTTTTTTTACCTCTAAAATAACCGTGTGAGGGTTCAGATAAATTATGAATATTGAACGGTACATCTTGGGACACTGGTCCAATCGCCACCAAGCGCAATCGTTATCAATCGATGAACTACAAACGTCACGAGGGCATCGAGAAAGCGTACAGAAAAAAGAATCATAAACTACTCCAACTGTCTGAAAATCAAGTTTTGATGCAAAACTATCATCTTGACTGGACAAGACACGAGGATTGTGATATGATGTTCACATTCGATGGAAGTGTATGGAGAGGACAACTTGCTTGTCCTGGTAAATGCATTGGATATCGAGGCGATAGGGTTGTGTCTGAAATTCACTGTTTTGGTGACAAACTACATACTTGTGATCAGGGTTATGATCTGAAAACAGGTGAGATGGTTTGGGGCAGCAAAGAGTTGTACCGTTTCATTAGAATATAACCCATCCTGCTTGATTAGCTCAGCGGTAGAGCATCTCGTTTACACCGAGGCGGTCGGCGGTTCGATCCCGTCATCAAGCATTTCCGCTCTATTACTATGAAACTTCGGAATGCTATTCTCAGTGGTCTCCTCTTCGGGATGGCACATGGTGTTGCAGTAAATGCAGAACCTACAAAAGGTTACTACACTATGGATGCTATGGGATGTATGCTTTTGAAGGAGTGTACTAAAGATGTAGAACGCATCAACTCATCTCTTGATCTTATGAATGCATTCCCTCAATCTGATTGGGATCCAGTCAAGGATGAGTTCGATCAGATTATGGTTGCTTTCAAGAAGATTGGTGTTCATGTTCACCTTGCTGATGAAAAGTATTTCCCAGTAGGACATCGTGGTGTCTATCATACTGTAAGCAATCACTTCTATCTCAATCGCACATATGTGTATCGCCCACACGTGTTGATGAGTGTTGTACGTCACGAAGGTTGGCACGCTGCTCAAGACTGTATGGCAGGCACGATTAAAAATAATATGATCGCTATCATCAAACCAGAGGAAGAAGTTCCTATGATCTGGCAAGAGATGGTCAAGCGTACATATCCTCCCCATGCACAACCTTGGGAGAAGGAAGCAACCTGGGCGGGTAAGACTGCTAATATGACTCAGGATGCACTCGAATCTTGTGCTCGTGGCACTATGTGGACTGACTATGAACCAACACCGTTGACTCGTCAATGGTTGGAAGAAAACGGGTACATCGATAAATAACCTTGAAAGTATCTAAAATCTAATGCAGAGCATTGACGGCATTATTAATGAACCTACACTGAATTTCGTCGGTAAAGACGGATTCTTTTGGTGGGTTGGTGAAGTAGAAGATAATGAAGATCCAATGGAATTGGGTCGTGTAAAGTGTCGCGTTCTTGGTTATTACACTAATGTAAGAGGAGGCACAACTTCGGATCTTCCTACTAAAGATCTCCCTTGGGCAGTAGTTCTGCAACATACTTCTCAGGCAGGTAATGACGGTCAGGGTGAATCTTCTGGTCAGTTGCAACCTGGTGCTATCGTTATGGGATTCTTCCTAGATGGCGAATCTGCACAGATGCCGATCATTCTCGGCGTTATGCGTGTGAAGAAGTCTGCTGCTAGTAATAGCAAAAATATATTCGCCTTTACTGGCGAAAACATGGAACCAGGGAGTCAGGGTCACGTCAATCCTGCGATGTATAGTCCTGCTGATCCTGTTTATAGTGTAAAGGCAGAAGGTAACAGTGGTGGAACTGGTGATGCTGATACTGACGGTAGCGGTGGTGCTACTGGTAACAAACAGCGTGGTAGTGATAACAACAGCGTAAACATTCCTGGTAGCAAGACAACTGCTGCTGCTAACGGTCCTGGTTCTCCTAAGAACGTAGGTACAACTCCTGGTGTTCCTGGTAGCACTGCGAATCCTAAGAAACCTATTCAACCTAGTAAACCAATCCCTGCAGCGAACGGTGTTGGTGGACCTTGGAAGAGTATGGAGTACAAACTATCATATCTGATGGAAGATATTGGTAGCACAGCAGCAACTCTGGTCAAGTCTGAAGATGGAAACTTCCTTGATATTATTGAAGGTAAGATTCACACCGCACAAGAGTTGACTGCAAAGGTGCAGAACTTCCTTACAGGTATCTTCTCTCAGGTTATCTCTGCTATCAGAAAGTCAGTTACTGCATTGACAGAAGATCTGGATCCTTTGGCACTGTTTGGAGATCTCTTCGGCATTCCTTATAGTGTTATGACAAAGGTGCAGGAAGCAGCAGCAACACTCCTGTCTTCTTTGTGTAACTTTGACCAAGATCTGCTGGGATATATTTCAAACCCAATGGGTGCAGTTCAGGGTGTAATTGATGGATTCTTGGATGGTGCATTAGACAAAGCATCCATGGTTGCACAAGGTGTGAATGATACAATCGATC